TCCTCATTCATCCGTTGTGCTAAGTATTGCTGCACATGAGCAAGCTTCATAGTCTTGGTTGCGGTTACTCTTCCAGACTCACCAGCAGCATAGCCAGCTTCTTCAGCGGCTTGAGCTATCGTACAACCCCTTGCTACAATCGTGTCTACCAATGCAGTCTGTTTATCAGTCAGCTTGCGGCTTGCTGGAACCATGTCACACCTGTTTTCTAAGCTCAGTCATTAGGAATATATCTATCTTATATCTCATTCGCTAGCCCCCCTCTCCCTCTCTCCCCCCATTACGACACTATTTTCTATGTGCGTGTCAATAGTTACGTTACGTCACTATACTAATTACCCTACGTCACACCTGATTATTCCAGTTGACAGGGTGACAATGACCTTTGCTGCGATACAGTAGAACAACCACCTTAGTCAGTCTCTCCATGTCTTTTCTCAGCTTGCGGTAGGGTCATTGCAAGCAGAGATGCTAACACCTGTGCATTGCTCTAGCCTGTCATTGCCGCCCCTCGCTGTGTCTTTGGAAAAGTAGCTGGCTGTTAACCAATGGCTTACACCATTGGGCCAGCAAGTGGGGGGAATCTTGCCCGATTCCCCCAGCTATACGCTTCCCCCATATGGCTGAGGTAAAAAGCAAAACACTTAACAATCCCCCCCCCGACCCCCCAAGGGGGGAGATTTGAACCAACTCCGAAGCTCGCGTCTGGCCCCCACCGTCATGGAACAGCCAGAACCTCCAGTCAAGACGGACGTGGTTGCGTCTTGACTGCAGAACCATGGCAATTCCCTGTCGGCGTTGTCCAGCCCCTCACTTCGGGTCGGATCAAATTGATGAACACACACCAACCAGTAAGGAACTGAAAAAATGGCTACTAAAACAGACGTTAAAGCACTTAAAGCAACCAACCCCGACCAGCCCGCCCACTATGATGAAATCGTCATGGCCGCAAACGAAGTCTACCCCGCAGTATTAGAAGCATGCGAGGCAATCACCGCCATAACAGGCGCAGACGCGCAAACAATGCGCCAAGTCGCAGAGCAGTTATGCAAAATCACAGACTACATGCTGCCGTATAAAAAGAGCGACATGGACAAGGCCCAATCCGAACGCATCATTGCCGAGGACAACCAAGCCGACAACATGGCAGGCGGCGCAGGCATCACCGAGCGCGCAATCATCCGCGACGAACAAGCAACCACCGTTTACACCCATCTCAATCTATTGCACCGCGCATCGCGTGAGAACTTTAAAACCTGCATGGGCTACGAGTACAAACCCAAGCCAAAAAACGCGACCAACCAATCCCACGCGGAACGGTTGGCAAAATACCGCAAGTAAAATTGCACAGCATAAACAAATCAAGGGGCGGCCAAACGGTCGCCCTAAAAATTTTTCGGCCCTCCGCTTCGCTACGGGCCTCATTCGCTAGAGGAAAAGACAATGCTACAATCACCAATCACCCCGCTAGATGATAGCGACTACATGCACCTAGACACCGACGACCTGTGGCTAGATGCAGACGACATCCGCTTGCAATGTGGTGTCATCACTGCATACGAAGCATCACTTGATAACGACTGGGAGGAGAAAGCATGGCATTGAGCCATGCAATCTCCTATCAAAAAATGTCACTCCACCCACCCACCCCCGTGCCATTTTTGATTCGGAAATGTGCGCCATGCTATTCCTCGTTCCTCGGGCATGGTCGCTTCCGTGCAATGGCACGGGCACACCAACCAACAACCACCAACCAGACACACCGTCTCCCAGCCCCAACCGAAGTGACCAAGGGTGAGCCACGATAGGGACTTAACTACGGTGAGATTTTGTAAGGAGTTTACAATGATTAAAACTGTATGGATTGCATTCGTTGCATTCTCTACGCCAGAAGAATGCGATCAGTTTTTAAAAACGAATCCTTCACTTGCTCACGGTGAAGTGCAGTGCGTCATTCACAAGCACGAAGTGCCGCAAGTAAAACCAAAACGAAAACCAAAGTGACGTAAGGTAACTAATGACTTTAACTATTGTCACTGCAATAATGCAGGACACAACCAACGGAGAACTAACATGAGACTTAACTATATTGATTATGCAGACCTGCCTTTGTCTGTAATGTTTGTCAAAGGTGACATCGAAGCAATCCATGAGTTTTTTCAAGATAACTCAAATGCAATTAATAACTGCAAACGACCACACGGAATGAGACAAATTGCAGATTGCTTTGCACAAATACATGCAAAACTAGAGGAGGTATAGCATGAAACATTTCTCAATGAATGACTTCAACTTTCCCGTTGAACAACAACCAATCCACGACCAGCTTGGCAATATCATTGCTGGTCATCAAGCTGTTGTGCGTACCGACACCGATCAGGTGTTGGGCGTACACGGATCACGCTACAAGATTGTATCGCACGATGATGTAGTCAACTCAGTTCTCGACGGAGTAAAGTCAGCAGATCTATCAGACGATTATGAAGTAAGCGTCGATGTGCTTGAAGACGGACGCAAGCTAAGAGGTGAAATACTATTTAATAACATTGTTATTGAACCAGACGTTGGTGACTACGTTAAGTTCCGAGTAAACTTCTTTAATAGCTATGATGCGTCTTGGTCTTTTTCTCAGGTAGCAGATGCTTATAGATTATGGTGTAAAAATGGTTGCACTACACCAGATGCAGTGGCACGTAGCAGGTACAAGCACACCGCATCAATCAACGTCGAAGGCGCAGCAGCCAAGGTAATCAATGGCCTTGAGCATTTCAAATCACGCAAGGATGTGTGGCAAAGCTGGATGCAAACCAAGCTAGAGCAACCACAGATCGAGAACTTCTTTAAAAAGACTGTCTGCAAAGCATTCACACGCCAGCAGTCAGTCACCAAGACCAACGAAAAGCAACTCGAAAACTTGCTGAGTATTTGGAACGACGAGCGCAGCAGCCTCGGCTCTAACAAGTGGGCATTGTACAACTGCCTTACTTACTGGGCTACGCACACACAGGATCTACGCAAGCCAGAGATTGCTAAGTACAATCGTGAGCTACAGATTGCTAGCGCAATGAAGTCAAAACAATGGATGGAGATGAGCTAATGACTTTTGGAAAAGTGCATAAGAAAAAAAGCACTTGGTGGTATAGCAAGCAATCAGATAATAGCGATTTGATTTTATCAACCAAACATAGAACGCAAGGAGATGCTTGGAAAGCTGCTTCTGTAGATTTGAAAGAAGGTCGAATCAATAAGCTTTATGTTTATCACGGAACTGGTTCGCTTAAAGAGATAATGTCGTATGACTTAAGCTACTCATGGGAGACAGTAAAATGAGAATGAGTAAACAACACTATGAATTTATTGCAGACACGATTGGGCCAATGGTAGGTTGGCCCTCTCACCTACACTCAATAGCTGATGAGCTAGAAAAAACTAACCCACGTTTTAATCGTGAGAAGTTTCTGCAACGTGCAACCAAAGCTTGGGAGGACAACCATGACATACCAGATGTTGATGACTACATCCCTTATTGAATGCCCAGAGTGCTACGGTCATGGCACTCTGACTTACACTAGGTTTATTAGGCAAAGTTTTGATGTCGATATAGGCTATGAAGAAGAATACAAAGACACTTGCTGGAACTGCAATGGTGACTGTGAGATTGAGGTAGAAACAGAGGATCTTGACAACGATGACTGACTTGCTGCATTAGTGCAGTATGAAGTCATATCTAAGATACCTACAAGATAGAGCAGACGAGACAGATGTTTCGCTGCTCACCTCTTTCAAACGAGCAAGCGTACCAACATCAACTTACTATCGCTCAATTAATGGAGATACAGAACTAAGATATGATACCGCAGTGAAAGTAATTAATGCTATCGAAGAACTTCACTCGATACAACAAGCCCGTCAGCATACCGAAAGATTACGAGCTTCTGGTAAAGATATTAACCGCCGCTCGGTTAGAGCTAAGTTTAAGCCAAGAAGCATTAGCTCATAAGATTGGCTGCACTGTATCACTCATTCATAAATGGGAGGCGCATAAGCGTTTGCCTTCTGGATTTATGCTTATGTGTTGGCTGGATGCATTAGAGTATGACATCGAAGTCAAAAAAAGGTAGCTCAATTGATTGCATTGCATGTCAAACCACAACCACTTGGTTCGTTGCAATACTTAAAAACAATAGCGCAGCTACTTACGAGAAGCATTGGTATGTCTGCCTTCATTGCTATGAGGAGGACAAATGGCAAACCGTAACAAGAACAAGGGAACTTACCACGAAAAGTGGTTCGTCGACTGGCTTACGAAAGCGAAGATCAAAGCGAAAAGGCAACCCCTCTCAGGCAGCTTGGGAGGAGAGTATAGCGGTGACATCAAGCTCGAACTTTTCGGACAAGAACTGGTGGGAGAAGTAAAGTACAGGGATAAGTCTAACTTCCCTAGCCCATTCACAGTATTAGATAGGCGAGACATTGCCTTCTATAAAAGACGGACAGGAAGTCCGCAAACTCTGGTCATCATGAGCGGTGATCAATTCCTTAAACTTATGGAGAACGCAAATGGAAAATCAAAACAAAATGATAAAAGCTCACCTTGAAAAAGGTAAGCGATTAACATCATTAGAAGCATTAGATTTATTTGGCTGCTTTAGATTATCAGCCAGAATATCTGAGCTAAAAACTTCTGGCTTTCATATAGAAAAAACTATGATTGAACTTCCAAACGGTAAGAAAGTAGCGGAGTATTACAAGCCATGAATAAACCTAAGTCTGTTTATCAAGCTGTTCAAGGTAATGTTTGGGATGCACACATAAACAAAGCCACGAGCTCACCGCATTACGCTAGAGAATACAAGAAGTATAGTTATGTACTCGATGAGTATGAGATTATAGCCAAGCGTATTAAGAATGGTGAGCCTGTTGGTGAGCCATATTTCAAAGGCGAGCAGCGAAAAAAACTATTAGAACTTACTGACATTACTGAAGCCGACCTCAAAAAATATCTTGAGTAAGCTGCAAGTATGCAGTAGTCTAGCCCTCATAATAAAAGGAGAACTCAATGGAGCGTAAAGGTTTTATAGGCGGCAGCGACTGCGTAAAAATTATGAATGGCGACTGGCTTGAGCTATGGCAGATCAAGACTGGTCGCATAGAGCCAGACGACTTGTTTTGCAATATTGCAGTACAACTCGGCATCTGGACTGAAGACTTCAACCTAGAATGGTTTGAACAAGAGCACGATTGCGTACTGTCCAATCATCAGCATGAATACAAACAAAAGATTGGCACTGTGCCAGCCAAAGGTATGATTGATGCAAAGTGGGGCAACTTCATAGTCGAGGCCAAGCACACTAATCCATATAAATCTATGGATGATGTCATCGAATATTACATGCCGCAGATACAACTATACTGTCATCTTGCTAAAGCAGACGGTGCTTACTTCTCAGTAATCTTTGGTAATAACAAATGGGAGTCAGCACATGTCTCGTACAACCACAAGTATTTCGATTCTATGTGGGCGGTGGTGTCAGACTTCTGGGGTTACGTTATACGCGACGAAGAGCCAATCGGTATCAACCCACCTGTACTCAAAACAGATAGTATTGAAGTGGACGGGATGGTCTCAAGAGACGCGAGCCTCGATAATCAATTCATCGACAAAGCGATTACATACATTAATGGATACGAGCAAAATAAAGCATTTGAGAACGCAAAGAAAGATCTCAAAAACATGGTCGGCAGTAACGAACGAGAAGTTTACTGCGACTACCTTACAATCAAACGAGACAAGCGGGGATCACTCCGCATAACAAGGAAAACCAACAATGACTAATAACCTAAACATCTGGGACAAGCTGGCCTCTTCAGACCCCAAATATCTAAAGAAGGTCAGCTTCGGCAGCCGATCATTCACCGCCATTGATCCACAATACCAAGTTAGAAAAATGACTGAGCAGTTCGGGCCAGTCGGTGAAGGCTGGGGTTGGCACAACACAACAGAGATTGTGCCTGTGAGCAACGGAGACAGCGCTGTGTTAGCGCATGTTACTGTTTGGCATGGTACCCCAGCAAATTCATTTGGCCCCTTCACAGGGTGCCGTAAGTTCTTTGATGCAGCTAAGGGTCGTATGGCTGAGGATGCACCGAAGATGGCTATCACTGATGGCCTAACCAAAGCACTGTCGCACATTGGCT